CTACAGGAGATTGAAGAAGAGGCAGGCAGCGATTCGATCAAATCTGTCTCATTTACGCTTGACCCGCTCGATCCAAATGGCTGATCTGTGGATTACATTCTCCGTAATACAGCACCACTATCCCTTAGATTCCAAAGTCACTCTTAAACTTGAAGACCTGTCTGACGTTGAAGGCACCTACGACTATTCTGACGAAGATGGGCATGTCATCTGCATTTCGACTGCCGTGGATGCGGATCAGCGTGCGGAAGTTCTCTGCCATGAATACGCACACGCCTGCGTAAACGGCTACTACGGTCCTGAGGCTAATGCTGTGTGGGGTGTGTGTTACTCAGGACTGTACCGCTTGATCTTTGGTGAACATTGATGGAAGACTATCCGCTTAAGCCGCTAGTTGACAAGCTACCGGACGACCACCCGTTTCGTCTATTCCGTAACTTCGCTCGGCTTATCTGGAGCTACGCGGGTCTGCCCAAGCTGACCCCGATCCAAGCGGACTTCTGCGATTACCTACAGTTCGGCCCGACCCACCTACAGATCCAAGCCTTCCGAGGTGCGGGTAAAACGTACATCACTGTAGGCTACTACCTGTGGCGACTGTATCTCAACCCGGACGAGATCGTCGTCATCCTCAGCGCCGCTAAGAACACGGCTGACCAGATCTGCCGCTTCGGTCGCCGCCTGATCGACGAGGTGCCGGAACTAAACCACCTACGCCCGGACGCTGCACGTGGCGACCAAGACTCCGCGGTGTCCTTCCAGTGCGGCTGCGCCACTGTCAAGAAGAGCCCGTCAGTCAACAGTAAGGGTATCGGGGGCACCATTACGGGTGACCGCGGGTCAGTCATCATTCTAGATGACGTTGAGGTTCCGAACAACAGCGACACGCCTGCGCTACGCGAGAAGCTGCTAGGGCGAATCGAGGAGATTTCCGCGCTGCTGTTGCCCCCTAACCCTGAACTCGATGTATACCCCACGGTGCGTGTGCTCGGTACGCCACAGAGTACGCACACGATCTACCGTAATCTAGAAACGCTAGGCTACGACTCGCGCGTTTGGCCTATTGAAAAGCCTGAACCTTCAGTTGAGGAAGCCTACGGCTACAACGCTAGCACAGAAACTCACAGGCTGGCAGACCTTTGCCGTCTTGCTGACGTTCCTCCCGGCACCCCGATGGAGCCGACACGCTTCACGGGTGTGGAGATCGCGGGGCTCAAGATGCGGTTCAGCCGCGCCAGCTACAACCGCCAGTACCTGCTGAGCACGGACCTGTCCGATGCGGAGAAGTTTCCGCTTAAGATCCGTGACTGTATGTTTACTGAGTTCCACGAAGAGTCCGCAAAAGAGATCTACCTGCACAGCAATCACCCCGCCAACCGCCTTCAATACGACAACCCCGGACTACCGGGCGACGGATTCTACAGCCCTGGGTCCGAGGACGGTGTGCAAGTCCCTTTCGAGCATACAGTTATGTCGGTTGACCCTTCGGGTCGAGGCGCTGACGAGACAGGTGTGGCCGTGGTCTCTTCCCTCAGCGGCTACCAGTTCGTACACTCAGTGCGCGGCATCCCCGGATCGTACTCTCAGCCCGCCTTGGAGGCTATTGCTAGGGAAGCTCGCAAGTACAAGGTGCATACCGTACTTGTTGAAAGCAACTTTGGTGACGGTGCGTTCACAGAGCTAATGAAGCCTGTCCTTCAACGCATCTGGCCCTGCCAAATCGAAGAAGTGCGTAACACTATGCGGAAGGAACTTCGTATTCTCGAAACCCTCTCCCCTATTTCCGAGAACCACCGCTTCGTTTTCCACACGCGCGTCATCGACCAGCAGTCCAGCAAGCTGGCTAACGACTCGGAAGACAGGGCGCGTGCCCGAAACCTCTTCTGGCAGTGGTGCCACCTAGAAGAGACTCGCGGATGTCTGCCTCATGACGACCGCATTGATGCTCTTGAGATGGCAAGTCGCTATCTGACAGATACGATTGCAAGAAACGCAGCAAACGAGAAGAGAAAGCGAGACCTAGAAGACCTTGATGAGTGGTCTACTGACGACGACGCTAAAGTCGAAGGCTGGTGCTCCTTCGATCTTGACCAGTCTTCTGCTTTCCTGTAGGAGGTGATTGCCGGGGGTTTTGGGTGTATCTTTTCCACCGTCGTGCCCCCCGGCGGTGGTTTTATTGCGGGTTGATAGGGTAGTCAAAGTCCGGGGTATTCGGACGGGTGACCCTAACAGGCTTGGCAGCAGGTGCAGGGGGGCTGTAGTTTGCACCAGCAACCTCCCGAAGCGCCCCAATCACCTCGCTGGCTTCTGCGGGCAGCAACTCTGCATACGCCTTGCCGATCTGGATGTAGAAGTTCTCACCAATGCAGCCGACTTCAATACTTCGGCCACCCTCAGTCTGAACTTCAATCGTCTTCTTGAGCACAAATCTCCTCCTCTAGTTGACCAAACTCAATAGAGTCTAGGTGGCCTTCAAGAATCTGCCGCAACTGTGTGCGGTCCTTTGCGGTGTAGCGCATACTATCAGAAAACGGTTGCTTTTCCGTGTACTCCTCCACCCACACTTCATAGACCTTGTTACCAAGAGGCTCGATAACAATGTCGCAGGTGTGTCCTCTAACACTGAACATCAAAGTTCTTTCTCCTCAATAAGTTCTCCGGTTCGACCGTTGTAGATTCTCTCTAGCTTAGGACCATGAAGACTATGAGAGTGGCGCACGCCGTTCTCGTCCCAAATCCTAAGGTAAACGCCCTGCGAAACACAGTTGCGAACATGGATATGCTGCGTTGCAGGGTACTCCGCCTTGTCATTGACATCAATGTACGGCTGATTGTGATCCCTTGCAATGAAGCAAGAGTTCTGAAACTCAATTCCCCGCGCTGCACGGACAATACCGATGGGTCGGTCGCCTCGCGTATAGTCGAAAACGCAGTTATTCACGTGGAACGTGGTGACCATGTGCAGCCCCGGCTCAGGTGGAAGGGCACCTTGGCTGGGTGTCACAACGAAAGCACCAGTTGAGCGGTTGCCTTTCTGCCCCGCGTCATCCTTCCCCCAGTCTGCCACAAAGGTAGAGTCCTGAAAAGACACGCTACCCGGAAACATTGAGGAGCCGGGGTTGAAGTACGTTGCGTTAAAGCTGGGACGCGTGCCATTAACTCCGCAATCAAGGAAGTGGGTGCCCGAAATCACATGGACTGGGCGTGCGGCATAGGGCATATTGTCCGCGTCATACTGCTGGTAGGGCATATCCCGGTGCGCCCACTGCACTCCTTGACTGCCGCACCTAACGAACGTGCAGTTATCCACGTATGTGCTGGCTGAGTTCGATACATACAGCCCGTGCTCCTGCGGAATGTTACTGAAATCGCAGTTGATGAAGCTTCGACCGGGTGCGTTGTACTCCCGCGTGCCCCACTTCAGCGCGTAGTGCTTACCCGTGATGCCGATATTCTTCCAGACATACTCACCTTGCCGCCTAACTAGCTCCTTTCGATGCAGGTTAGATGACCACTGGTTTGACGGACCGGGGCAAGACTCAAGATCTTCCCATGTGACTGACGTTTCCGGCCACAAGGTCATATCTCCAAGGGCAGCAACAGGTCGCCGCTCTGCCCTACGAGCGCGTACTGCGCGAATCCAAAGTGATTTGTTCTTCGCCACTGTGTTATCGAGGCAGCGAAGTGCGTAAACGTTAGTCATGAGTAAGTGAGACCCTGAAGTTGGGACAAAGTAGTTAGAACATTGCCAGTCTGCACCGCCGTCTGTGCCATACCCGCCGACCCGGCGCGTGTCGCCTTCCAGTTACCGTTGGCTCCGTAGACGGTGAAGACGTAGCCGTTGGCGGAGTCGAAGAACTGGTTCTGCGGGAGGACGTTGCGACCCTGATGTTTCACCGCGTCCTCGAAGTCGGCGCTGCCGCTCGGCGTGATCGTCCAGTTCGTCGTGCCCTGATTCACGCCGCTGAGGTCGCCGTAGTATTCACCACCAAGGCATGTCACCAGCGGACCCTGCGAAAGGTTCATCCGCGTACCGAAGTAGCTGATGTTCGATACCCCGACGCGATTGCCTGTATCCGACGATTGCGGCGTCATGGTCAACTCGATGTCGGTCACGTAGTTACCGCCAAGCTGCACGGACCAACTGTTGATGTACGTCTGGTTCTGCGTGTTTGAGCTGTGCTCCTTACGCACCGTGCGGGTCGTCCAGTTGCCATTCCGGTCCTTCGTGCGAGCCGTCATGGCGGTCGGTGCCCAGGTAGAATAGAACGAGACCAGCACCCATCCCTGCGAGTAGACGAAGCCGTTGCTGCTCGTCAGCCCATTCGTGGTGAAGTTGATGTTCAGCACAGCGTCTGCGTCGCCCGCGTTTGCCATCGTCACGGACGACCAGACCTGATTGAACATCGCGTTCTTCCAGTTTTCCGGCAGCGTGCTGCCATTCAGCGTGCAGTGCAGTTCGCTGGACCTGCCGAGGAAGCGGCAGTTGTAGAACGTGTTGAGCGGCTTTCGCGGGAAGCCGAAGTAGGCCCCGCTGATCGTCTGCCCGTTCCAGGGCTTCAGCGGTTCCTGCGCCCCGTCTTTGTACAGGAACTTTGCTTCAAGACTGGGTTCCAACTTTGCGGTGGTCACGTTGCCAGTCGCAATCTTGTCTGCCGTCACTGCGCCAGTGCCGATCTTGATGGAACTTATCGAGTAGCTGCCGATCTTGTCCTGGGTGACGGCACCACTGGCGAGCTTGGCTGTCGTAATCGCACCGTCGCTTACGGTCGTGGTGCCAGAAGGCCCCTGTGGCCCTTGCGGACCCGTTGGACCCTGAGGTCCCTGCGGACCCTGCGGTCCAGTAGGACCCGCAGCGGCAGCTACCAGCGTGTATGATCCGTCATCAGCTACGGATAGAAACTTATCAGCATCAGTCGCGCTCTTGGTGGGAAACTCAGAAGCATCCACCTTA